CTCAATGGGTGGAAGCCTTTTCTGAAGCGGTTGAAAAACTCAATGGCGCTACACGAGAGATGAAGGCTCTCTTAGCTGAGAGGCCCAAACTGAAGATTTCATCAACCGCTGCGGAGGAATCCGAGTGAAACTAGATTTCTATGTCTAAATCTCCGAGATACTTTTTAAGGTCCTTCATTTTTTTGTTTAGTCGGTTGATGTCTCTTTTGGTTTTGGGGTCGGGAGAAAGTTCCATTTTCGTGCCGCATCTTTTGCAGGTGATCGTTTTGCGTTTTCGGACATCATCCAATGTGACGGTAGCCTTTTTGCCGCAGTCGCATTCGATTTCGAAAGTAATATTTTCGACGCTGGACATTCTAACCTCCTTTTTTCTCCGCAGCGGCATCTTGATGGTAACGCCAATTACGAAACAAATAATTAACTACAGCTCGGTTCAGACGTTGATTGTTTGAGGAGGCGGTCATATGGCACGACGGCGGTACATATCTACGGAAATATCGACGGATCCTCTGGTGGCGAAGCTGGGAAGGGAGCATGGGTATTTCGCGGTCCTTTTGTACACCTGGCTGATTCCTCATGCGGAAGATGACGGGACGGCCCCGCGGGATCCCGAGGAGATTCTGCTGAAGGTCCTTCCCGGGTTCCGGGATCTTACGATCGAAGACGTCGAATCCGCCCTGAAGGCCATGGACGAGTTGGGGCTGGTAAAGCTCAACGGCGAACGGGTCTATTTTCCGGCGAAAAGCTTTTACAAATATCAGACCTATGTGGGGGAGTCTAAACGGCGACAGGAAGGGGACCCGGCGCCGGTAGCGGCGGAAAAGAGCGGCGAACAGCGCAAAACGCCGGAAAACGCCGACGAACAGCGCAAAACGCCGGAAAAGGCCGCTTCACCTTCACCTTCTCCTTCTCCTTCTCCTTCTCCTTCTCCTTCCCCTTCACCTACACCTACAAAAACCAAAAACAAAAAAGACTTGTCCGGCGAAAGTGCCGCCGGACTTTCCGCCGAGTTTGACGAGTGGTGGGAAGGGTACCCCAGGAAGGACGCGAAAAAAGAGGCGCTGGCCAAGTACAAGGCCACCCGTCGCAAGGGCGTGGCCCGAGAGGACCTCTTTCGTGCCCGTGACGTCTATGCCAGGTACGTCAGGTCCCAGGCGACGGAGAAGCAGTTCATGCTGCTGGCAAAGACCTTTCTCGGCCCGAACGAGCGATGGCGGGACTGGCTTAAGGGGCCCCCGGTGACGGGACGGTCGGCGGAACCGGCGTCGGCTTCGGATTTTGCGGACGAACGCAGGGAGATCGACGAACTTTTCGGGGGTGATCAGCGTGCCTGGTGGCAATGGCGAAAGGCGGGAAAGCCTGAAATCGGCGAATGGCATCGTGGCAGAGGTAATGGGTCGGCTGGAAACGGTGCAGGAGACCGCGAAAAGCCTGGCTGACTGTCCGGGTACGTGCCGGAACGGGAAGCTGGAGCTCTCGTGTGAGGGAAAGCCCTTCTGGTGGCCGTGCCCGTTGATGACCAAAGACTGCGAGTACGGAGCGAAGCTGTACCGGCAGTTCGTGGAGCAGATCCGGCTGGCGATCGTGGGGCTGGACATCCCGAGGGTGCATGTCGGGAATTTTGCCGACCCGAGGCCGACGACGGCCCTGAAGGCGGCGCGGGAGTGGAGCGGCGCCGGGTTTTTGGTCCTGATCGGGCCGACGGATACGGGAAAGTCTTACGCGGCTGCCTGGGCGGTGAAGCGTTTCGCCGAGCGGTGCGTGGACCGCCAGGCATGGCGCCGGCCGGACAAATGGCATGAGAGCGTGGCGAAGATCCAGGGCGCGGTCCGGTGGCTACATATCCAGGAGCTCATCGAGGCTCGGGAAGACAGGGAGCGGATCCTCAAGGCCCGGTTTCTCGTGATCGATGACCTTGCGAGCGAGGACGCGACGCCGAGAACGAAATCGGTCATCAATTACGCGATTTCGACGAGGTACGACGACCGGCTTCCGACGGTGATCACGGCGAACCTGACGCGGCGGGAGATGGAGGATCGTTACGGCGGTCGCCTTATGGACAGGCTGTTTTGCGCTGGAACCATCGTCGATTGTGACGGGCCGGGGCTTAGGGCTGAAGTGGGGTGAGTTGAATGCCGAACAAGAACCTGCATGAAGTTTGCGGGCACATCGGAAGGCCTCCGGAAGTTCGCGCTACGGGAACGGGCAGGACCTATTGCCGGTTTTCCGTGGCAACGAACAACAATTACCAGAAAAACGGCAAGTGGGTCGAGGTTCCTCCGAGCTGGCACCAGGTCGTGATCTGGGGAGATCTCGCAGATCTGGTCGCCGCAGAGTTCAAAAAAGGTGATGCGGTCATGGTGAGGGGTAAAAGCCATACGAGGAGCTTCACGAAAAACGGACAGACGGCCTGGCTGACGGAACTGACGGCCTTCGAGGTGTATCGGCCGATTTACGTTCGCAAGGCTGGGTCGGCGAATCTGCCGGATCCGGAAGATCCATGGAATTACGAGGAAACAGACATGCATGACCAGGGCGATGATCCGGATTTCCCCTTCGGAGGCGGCAATGGGTAGGGTCGCCGCCTTGCTCCCGCGCGAAAAAGAGGAAATATGCCGCCGGGCCCGATCCGGGGAGACGATTCGCGAAATAGCGGCAAGTTTTACTGTTTCGGAATCCACGATTTCCAAGTTTTTGCATGAACGCGGGTTCGCACGACGGCACAGAACCGGACAGTCGCGTGCCAGACAATGGATGGGGAGCGACCAGCAGCGCCTCGAGGAGATGATGTCGCGCGGGATGACATCGGAGGATATTGCCTTTGCGATGGATCGCCCGGTGGCAACGATACGACGAAAGATGCTTGAGACGCGAAAGCGCAGGGAAGGCGTTACGGATTTCGAGATCGGAAAGAAATACATGCTTCTGCAAAGGCAGCTGAGGAAGCTGGGAGTGGAAGACGAAATGCGGTGTCGGTATGAAGGTTCATGCCCTGGCTATCGAGTGAAACACCATCTTTTCCGAAGCGTTTCTGGAGGATATCTGATCGCCATTTCCGATAGGCAGATGGATGACTATGAGATCAGGGAGGCGGGGAAATGAGCAGAAGAAGTGAAAGCATAAATGTATCTCAAACGCAGCGCCAGGCGGATCCGAAGATCGAATGGTTTCACAGGTACCACCAGGCCGTCAGATATCTTCTTGAGGTAGTCAAACCAGATACGGAACTTCCTTTCGCCGTTGGGGAAGCACTGTCCGACCTCAAAAGGATTCGCGACGAGGTGGAGGGGAATTAGCTATGTGTGATCGGCTCTGGATCCCTTATTCAGGGTTTCAATATGACCTTTTTTCTCAGAAACCCGGGGAAGGTGGACAGAGGGATCTCGATCTCATAAAGAGCTGGGGGCTGGAATATCGGAAAACTCCAGAAGGCGAGCCGAACGTTGCAGATCTTTTGAACCTAGGAGATATCATATCCACGAACTACGGTCAGGCTCTGGAGCGCCGGTTCGGGCTGATTTTCGAGGTCCTGGAAACTCGTGGCCCATTTTACTTTAGTCCCATAGAACAGCCGGGTACGAAATATCCCAATTACAGCGCAATCTGTAGATCGACTGATGGATCTTATACCTGGAGTGAATTATGGTTCAACGAATTGGTTGCAGTCGGGAAAAGGATCTTGCATCTCTTCAAGAACAATGATTCGGAGATTTTCGTGCTCGAAAAGCGAACGAGAGCATTTCAGAGGTCGTTATTCGGAACGGAGGTCCCAATATGACTAACAATGTGCCATCGGCAGAGCACCTGAAGGTCGCTATTATCCGGTCTCTGCGCAAGCAGGGCTACAGGGTAGAGGACGGTATTATCCAAATGCCAGATAACCCTACGAAAGATGATTTTCGCGCTCTGAATGAACTTGCCCTGCAAAAGAAATTGGAAGTGTCCGGTCCGGGCGTCCGGCCTTATGAGGACAGGCTTATTCGATACATCGCCAATGGAAACGAGGTGGTCCCCAGCGCGATACGCCCGAAGATCGTTGTCGTGAGGCAGGAATCCGAGCATGAGCTGCTTTTTCGTTACGCCTGTCTCCACTGGAGTATCCCGGTTTCCGCAGGATATGGGAGAAGACTTCGGTTTCTCGTGTTCGATGAGAACAACGGTAAGCTGATTGGCTTATTCGGCTTAGGAGACCCAGTTTACTCTATGCAAGCGCGAGACCGCTGGATTGGCTGGGACAAGGAAAACAAAGCACAGCGCCTGTATCACATAATGGATGCTTATGTACTTGGTGCTGTACCTCCATATTCATTCCTGCTGGGTGGAAAACTGATTGCAATGCTTGTATGCAGCAACGAGGTGCGACATGCATTCCGCAAAAAATACAACGGCAAAAAGTCTTTGATTAGACAGGAAACCCGGCCGCCTTACCTCGTACTGGTTACAACCACCTCCGCTCTTGGTCGCTCATCCATATACAACCGAATCCGCATTAATGGGCACCAATATTGGACCAGTCTTGGATTCACACAAGGATCAGGTGAATTCCACTTTTCGAACGAAGTATATGGGGACATCAGGGCTTTCGTTGAAAAGAATTGTGAGCCTACGGCAAAACACGTCGCTTGGGGGACTGGTTTTCGAAACAAGCGCGAAGTGGTCCGCAAGTGTCTCTCGCATATTGGTCTCTCAGCCGATCTTATTTACCATGGCATTCGCCGTGAGATATTTGCCGCACCCCTGGGGCGTGATGCAATACGGTTTTTGAAGGGAGAAGTTAAACGGCCGTGCTTCTATGACTGGCCGGCGTCGGATTTGTCGGAAGCCTTTAAGGAGAGATGGCTCATCGGTCGGTCGGAGAGAAAGCCCGAATATAGGGAATACACCCGTGAGGCGTATCGACTTTGGCCATCCAAGACAAGAAATCAAAAGGAAGTTCCGTATCTGGTTTGACGACCTCAAAAGGATTCGCGACGAGGTGGAGTCATGAGTGAAAACAAAACTGGGTCAACCACTCGGGAAATTATTCTTGAAGCGCTGGAAATGCGCCGAAACGCACACAAAAGCGGAGGTATGAATATGCTCGTCAACCAACAGAAAGAAGAGCCGGCGAATAATTTTGACGCCGGAAAACTCAGATACGACCTGATTCCGCCCGATGCTTTACGCGAACTCGCAAGAGTCTATACCGTAGGCGCTCAGAAATACGGGGATAGGAACTGGGAAAAAGGCATGAGCTGGGGAAGAGCTTTCGGAAGCCTCATGCGTCATTTGTGGGATTGGTTTTGGGGAGTTGAAGCCGACGATGAAGACGGGTTACATCCTCTAGCTCACGGGGCCTTCAGAGTGTTCCAACTGCTTGCCTACTCGCTGCGGGGAATCGGGACCGACGACAGACCGAAAGGGGCTGGACCTGGTGAGTGAGGAAAAGATGAATGAGCATCCCGATCCCCAGAGACGCCGGTTCAGGTGCCGGCATTGGAGCATGGAGGAGGAAAGATGCCGCCTGCACATGCGGAGTTGTGAGATGTGTTTCATGTTCGATCGGATGAACGATTCGGAGTATAGAGCCCGAGCCAGGCGGTGGGGGCTGCAGGTACAGGAGCTGCTTTTCGAGGAGATGCAAAACAATGACTTGTGAGAAACACGAATACAGAGGATGGAATCTGGTTTTCGCCACGAACAGCAATATGTGGTTTACGGAGCTTGCTGGCGACACTGTCGTGCTTTATTTCGATCAACTACAGGTCAAGACCCTGGAAGATGCGAAAAAGAAAATAGACGAAATCGAAGACCGGCTCGAAAAAGAACATTTCGTTTCCAATCAGGAGTTGCGGGCGATAGGCAACATAGCTTTTCGGGATCAGCCCAGGCATTGAAGGGGGCGATGGTTGTCATGAGCGAAACGGTTTTCGTGTTTTTCCTGGTCGCGTTGGGCTTCATGATCTTCGTCGTCGGGTTCCTTGTGGGGAATATCGCCGCAATGGATACCTCAAACATTCCTACGCCCAACTCGAGAGGCCACATTGAGCTCGCTGAAAAGCTCGAAATACCAATTCCGGAGCCGCCGAGGCCGCAAGTCAAGGGCGAGACAATTGAAGGACCGATATCAGCTGATCCGCCTTAACCGGAACGGAAAGGGTGATCCTGAATGTCTACTGCGTTCAAGGAAGCATGCGGGATAGCTGCGCGAGCCGAAAAAGCCGGCTGGTCGAACGCAGATCTTCAGCTTGCTGTGATGATGCAAGGCCGCGGTCAGAGTGTCAGGGAGATCTCTAAGGCCATCCGAAAGCCCGAGGAGCAGATCATGGAAGTGTTGGCCATCGCTACGAAGGAAGAAGATGCGAAACCGGAACCTGATGAACTGAAGTTGGACATAGGTGAAGGCAAAGCCAAACATGACATATCGGAAGTAGATGAATCATGGGTCATTGCCCGGATCGAGAACCTGAAAACTGAGGGGGCGACGTGGAAGGAGATCGCAAGGCATATCAATGACATGGGGATCACGACGGTGACGGGCAAACCATGGTCAAGTGCGAACCTTCTCCGATGGTACACCCAGCAGACGAGCACGGATCTAAAGCCTAAGCAGCGACCGAAAGATCCGCTGGGTGCCTACGAGGAGGTCCTCGAGGATGTCATGGAGATCTTGCAGGAAGAAGACGAGGAACAGGATTACGCCTTTTTGCGATCTGAATTCGGGTATGTATCCTTTTTGGTTCAGCTGACCCAGGAGGCCCGGAGGCTGAAGCGGCTTTCGCACAACGAGACCATAAAAACGGCCCTGTCCAGGATCACGGCGATGTGCCTCAAGGAATTGGCCCTGAGGTATGCCCAGGATATGGGCAGGGATCTGTGAGAGGGGGAATCGGTATGGGCTTGCCTGCCCACGTGAAACGTTTCGTTCTGTCTGAGGTCCGGTCATTGGAAGACTATCAGCGGGAAATAGAGTTCCGGAAGCGTCGTATCGACGAGCTCGAGCAGGAGAAAGACACCGTCATTTTGCCTGATCGTCCCTTCGAGAGGGAACAAGTCCATGGCGGCAAGCCCGCCGATCCCGCCCAGCTGAAGGCGCTGTACCTGCAGGAGGAGATGGAGCACCACCAGGAACGATATCGGATTCTGGCCAGAAAGGTGAAGATCCTGAACGAGGCGCTGGATATCCTGGACCCTGAACGACGCCATGTCCTGCTTTGGGCATCCCAGCGAGAATCAGAACGCCCTACGGCAGAAATGTTTGCGCAGCGATTCTCTGTGTGCGAAAAGACCGTTTACAGGTGGCAGATCGACGCCGTGGAGCGGATTGCGCCGTTGTTATTGGGAGTTTTCGGGTTGTAGATATTCACCCCCCTTGACATATATATATATTTCTATATACTTATATGCAAGGGAGGTGGACAGAATGGCATGGACGGAAGTTGAATGCAGGGAATGTGGAATGAAGTTTGAGGTCCAGATGTACGGACCTCACAAAGACAGAGAGTGGAGGGTTAAGAATCTCTATTGGCTTTGCGGTGAATGCAAGGCCAAAAAGCGAGAAGCAGAAGTAAAAGAAGCAGCCCAAAAAAGCCAGGAGATGGAATTGCCAGAATTACAGGGCAGCGAGAAACAGGTTCAGTGGGCGCTTAAAATCAGGTTACAAGCAATAAAGGAAATGGAGAAACAAATAGAACGTGATAAAAACATGGCCGATATTGATCTTGACGGAGATCCAGAAAAAGCAGAACGCTTGGTAAGACTCGGGATCCAAGAAGTACTTAAAGAGACACGAGCCTCCTGGTGGATAGATAGACGCGGTGACGATTTTGGATTTATCGCTAGTAAAACGGGGAAAAAATTCCAGAATGCCCCCGAGATTACTGGAAAATATCTTGAAGCCGAGGCAGCAAAAGAAGCCAAGGCTGAAGCGACAGTAAGACCAACGGGAGCAGTAACAGATAACGTCGCCGAGATCGCATTTACAAATGACACAGTGACAATTTCCTTCCCGGAAAAAAGAGAGGATTTCAGGAAAACGGTGCGTGGTTTACGGTTTATATGGGATAGTGACAAGTTTCTGTGGAAGCGACGCATAAGCAACTTGAACGGCCCCGCCAAAGATCGAATGGCCGAAGCCGGAAACAAAATCCTTTCAATTGGCGTCCCTGTCCGTATTTTCGACGAAGAAATTCGGAACGCCGCCATCAACGCTGAATTTCAACACGAGCAGACCAGGTGGATCGTCGAGAATACAAATACTGGATGGTTCAGTATTGTTTGGTATCACAAAAATGAGGATTTTTACGAACAAGCCAGAAAGCTCCCTGGATCCAGATATGACAGAGATACCCGGAGCGTACTTGTACCACCGGAGAGTTTCCAAGAAGTTTTGGATTTTGCCGACATGTATAATTTCTGCTTGAGCGAAAAAGCTCAGGTAGTTGCGGATAAGGCAAGGGAAGATAAAGAGAAGAGCCTTATCGTGGATCCAGCGGAAGCGAAATCGATCAAAAACAAACCCAAATCGAAGCCGGAACCCCTCGAAATTCCGAAGGACGAAAATATAGATGAAGAGCTTCGAGACGACAACTGAATTGATGAGCCATCAGCGCGAGGCGGTTGCGAAGGTCCTCCCGTCTCGCGTTGGGGCCTTATTTATGGACATGGGGACCGGAAAGACGAGAACTGCGATAGAGCTGGTCAGGATTCGTAGTAAAAAGATCAGTAAAGTCGTTTGGTTCTGTCCGGTCTCGCTCAAGGAAACAATCAGGTACGAAATACTGAAACATACTACCTGTACTGCGGAAGATATTTACGTGTTTAACAATAAGACTAAGAGTAACAGTATCCCAGACGCGCAATGGTATATCGTCGGCATCGAATCGATCAGCGCGAGCAACCGCGAAGCATGTGCTGCACATAACCTGATAGATGGAAATTCCTTTGTGATTGTTGACGAGTCAAGCTATATAAAAGGACACAAGGCGAAACGTACCGAGAGGATCACTTTCTATGCTCGGAGTTGTCGATATAGACTCATTCTGACAGGTACGCCTATTTCGCAGGGGTACCAGGATCTTTTTGCGCAAATGAGGTTCCTGAGTCCAAAGATCCTTGGCTACAATAGTTTCTATTCTTTTGCGGCCAATCACCTTGAGTATCACCCCAAATTTCATGGCATGATAGTCCGGGCACATAACACCGCGTACCTGGCAGCCAAAATCAAGCCATACACGTACCAGGTTACAAAAAATGAATGTCTCGACCTCCCACCCAAGCTTTTTGACTCGCGGTATTTTTTCATGACCTCAGAACAGCGAAGAGCATATGAGCAGGCCAAGAACGAGATCTTGCTCGAATATGACCCGGATGATTGGAGCTCTATAGTGATATTCAGGCTCTTTTCCACGCTTCAGTCAATCATTTGTGGCTTTTGGAATCGAGAGGGGAAACTGCTCACTTTTCCGCATAGGCGCATTGCAACGTGTATGGATGTGTTGCAGGCAATCCCCGACGGTGAAAAGGTAGTCATATGGATGAAATATAAAATGTCTGTGCAGGAAATCAAGGAGACGATACAGGGACTTTATGGGAGTCGTTCCGTAGCCGAGTTCCACGGAGGTAACCTGAAGGATAGAGACAAAGAGCTTGACAGGTTCCGGAACGACAAGCGAACTCGTTTTATGCTGGCGAACCAAAGTTGCGGTGGGCATGGGTTGACCATCACGGAAGCTAGATATGCAATATTCTATGCAGATAGCTTCAAATACTCAGAACGCCTCCAGGCTGAGGATAGATGTCATAGGATAGGTCAGCAAGGGCCAGTGACATATATCTCGATACGGTGTCTGGACAGTATTGACGAGCGGATAGAAAGTGCCCTGATGAAAAAAGGAGATACTTTATCCATGTTCCGCAAGGAGGTCGATAAGGTGAAAAAGACTAATAAAGAAAAACTCCGAGAGTTGGTGAAATCGTTGTGAGCAAAACGTATCTAACCGAAAATGTCCTGACAGCCGCAAAGCGCCGAATTTCTCAGATCTATGACGAATTTGATCGGGTACTTGTGTCGTTTTCCGGCGGCAAGGACTCCACGGTTATGCTCGATCTCGTGATTCGGGAGGCAGAAAGACGGAGGCGCCTGCCTGTAGATGTGTTGTTTATCGACTGGGAAGCGCAGTACAAGGTCACAATCGAGCACGTCGAGGAAATGCTTGCAGATTCAGTAAAAACGCGGGCCTGGTGGATATGCCTCCCTCTCACGACGGACAACGGGAGTTCGATGCACGAGCCGCTCTGGACCTCGTGGGACCCGGAGAAACGCGACTTATGGGTGCGGGAGATGCCGGACCGTTCGGACGTCATTAAGGATTATGACGCCCTTCCATTCTATCGTTTTGGTATGTTTTTTGAAGAGTTTGTGCCGGAGTTTCAGAATTGGTTCGCCGGTGAGGATAAGTTGGCGTGTTTTGTTGGCCTCCGCGCTGATGAGAGCTTGAACAGGTTTAGGGCGATCAAGAAGAAACGACCCACGAGATACAATGGCTGGAGCTGGACGAGAATCATGGGTAAAAACGGCAACTCCGTCGCCGTGTATCCAATCTATGACTGGAAGGTACAGGATATATGGGCGTACATCGGGAAAAATAATCTCCCGTATAACAAAATTTATGATCGAATGTACTGGCTCGGAATCTCCCTGCACGAAATGCGGATAAACGAGCCCTACGGACCGGAAGCCCGGCGGGGGCTAGATAAATACCACCCACTTGAGCCAGAGACATGGAGTAAGATGGTCGAGCGGGTCGGTGGGGTAAATTTCGGTAAATTGTCGGGGCTCACAAGGCTTTTCGCACGCGGTAACAAGATAATCAGGCCGAAAACATTCAAAACTTGGAAAGACTATGCCATATTCCTGCTTGAGACATACCCACCAGAGGCGCGGGCGCATTATCTGCGCCGGATAAACGTGCTAATTAAATGGTGGCAGGACAACAGGCGAGAGGAATTGGATGCCGCCGGAGTGCCTGAAGGTGATATTTACGATGATCACGACAACCCTAAAAAGGAGTCCTGGCGGACGGTTTGCAGAGTCCTTCTTGAAAACGACTTCTTCTGCACGAAACTATGTTTCGGGGTAAATAAGCGTGAGAAGGAGAAATTCGAGGCGCTGAAGGAAAAGTACAGGGATTTATAGGGGGGCGTGATTGATGAAAATGATAGCCGAATATAAGGGGTACAAGATATTCCACATGACAGCCGAGCACGACCCGAAAGCGTTTTACGCCGAGATGGGGCATATCTTCGCGAGCCGGGAAATCCGTAAGGAACTCGATGGTTACCCGGTTGAAAACGAGCCTGGTAGGAAATGGGTAGTAGTCTATTATGGTGATGAGGTAGTAGGGTTTCGGAGTTATGACGTTAATGAAAAGGGTGAGGGGGTCTATTACGACGCATGGGTTCGGGAAGATTGCCGGAAGAATGGTCTTTACAGGCAGATGCTTGATCTCGCGGAAAGCGAGCTTAAGAAATCTTTCGGAGTATCAGTCATCAAGGCAATCGGAAACTCAACCTCGGCCCCGATTTTGAAGAAAAAAGGCTTCCACACTGTTAAGATGCGCGGGAAATTCCACGTAATGGAGAAGGTGTTGAAATGACTGAATCGTTATTCTCGGCATTAGTAGACCTGATCGTATCGAAAGCGGAGGAGGTTTTTAAACAGCTCGACGATCTTGATCAAGAGAGCAAGATCGAGGCTGTCAACAGGATACGGCAATCACTCCACGAGTATAGCCCCTTCCAGGAGGATCCAGTGGATTGTGTGATATGGGTTCCTGCCGATAAAGTACAGGGGAATGACTATAACCCTAACGCCGTGGCGCCGCCGGAGATGCGGCTTCTGGAGCACAGTATAAAAATAGATGGGTTCACGCAGCCCATTGTGGCATACCCGGAGAATGAGCACTATACCGTTGTTGATGGGTTCCATCGCACCAGGGTAGCAAAGGAATCCAGCGTGGTCAAAAAGCATCTTAAAGGCCATGTCCCCGTTGTAATAGTCAGGGGCGCACAGGCTGACCGCAAGAACCGGATGGCGGCAACAATCCGGCATAACAGGGCGCGTGGAGTGCATGGTGTAACGCCGATGATTGATCTGGTGGCATTATTGATACGAGACGGATGGAGCGACGAAGATGTAGCCAAAGAGCTTGGGATGGATGCCGACGAGGTGCTCCGTTTCAAACAGCATGCCGGACTGCCGGAGCTTTTTAAGAACCATCAATTTTCGCGGGCATGGGAGTGATTAAAATGACAGAAAAAGGCAAAACAAGAAAAATTATAATCAACTGTCCGGAAAATCTAGCCTGGAAGTTTAAAGAAAAAGTAGCAAGAGACAAGACCAACATGACGGATTTCCTTATCCAAAAGATTAAAGAATATGTAGAAGGCGAATAGGGATAATGTTTCTGTTCCGCAATGCTTGACGACGTTTAAAAGTAATTCTAAAATAGTGTCTAGCATTGGAGGTGCGATAAATGTCAAAAAAAGCGACTGCTCCCAGAATCGCCGAACAATCCGCGAAATTCTATTCCGAGGTTTTCTCTAGTTTGAATGCCGGTATGGAATATATGGGGAACGCGTTCCCGTTACTCTACAAGCGTACTTTGCTTTCTTTAAAGAACACGTTAACTCGAGCGGAATTAAGTCTTCTGATCGACGTCTTTAACGGTACATTCCTCACTCCGGATTTGGCAGGTCAACACTTGGAAATACAGGTGGAAGACGGAATTAGGCTAGAGGGCCTTGATGAAAAATGGAAGGTCGATAGCGGAACCTTGCTGGGTAAAATACGGGCCCTGAATATTTTTGAACGTGCTTGTTTGGAAATATGGGCGAAAGGATTTTGGAACAAAGATCAAAATATGGATGAATGGCTTGATCTCCTTTGTGATCAAAGTTCCAGCATTACATAGATCTGATCCAGATCATCCCTCAGAATCCCCATATACCGAAGTGTTTCCGTTTGTGAGGCGTGGTTCAGCAGCTTTTGCAGCCTGCTGATGTCCACGCCCTTCTTGTAGGCGTGATAGCAGAAGGTCTTCCGCATCGTGTGTGTCCCTATCCTCTCGCGTATCCCCACCTCTTTCGCCGCATCGGAGATTATCCGGTGCGCTTGCCTGGTCGTAAGCGGTCCTTTCCCCTTCCTCGATGGAAACAGAGGATCTCCCTTTGCCGGACGCCGAGCGTTCAGGTATTCCGACAGGGCGCTTCTGGCCGGCGTGTTCAGTGGAAAATCTTTTACCTTTCCCGTCTTCTTTTCCCGCATCCGTATCCGGTCGGTTACCTTCAGTCTTCTGCTCCCGGGATCGAGGACGTCCTCCACCCTGAGGCTTAGAAGATCCGAGATCCTCAAGCCCGAGTTGATCCCCAGGACGAACAAGGCGTAATCCCTGAGACTTCGCTTTTTTAATATTCTCTTGATGTCCTCGAGGTCAGTCTTCTTGCGGATCGGCTCGACTATCTCCATGTTGTTTCAGTGCTCCTCTTTAATTGAAATGGATTGATTCAAAAAATATTTCATAACCCTGGATTTTGTACAGGCATTTCTCCCTTCAGATATGCCGGAATGACTGTTGCTGTCTGGCTTTCCGCACGCCCGGCGCGAATGTCCTAGAACGTCATTGAAAGACATTCAGAGGGCGCCTGGTTCGAGAATACTAAAGGCGAGATGGTTTTGAACGGTTGTGTACAAAAGATGTCCGATTTCTGTCCGTTTTCTTGTGCCCGAGAATGATTCAATGGTATCGGGGTATAACGCCCCCTTGAGGATGGAGCTCCGCGGGCAACGCCTCCCCCGCGGGGCTCCTTCTTTCTACGAACCTGGCTTTGTTATGTGTATGTAAACGGTCGGACCTGTTCATCGAGGACGGGACCAGGGGAGAACGCCCCAACATGCGAGGGGTGGGAGCGCGGGGCGTATATAAAAGCGCGAAAAGCGGGTCCTTCTAAGGCTTTGCGGCCCAGGGGTCGGCGAAAGCCGCGGTGGTCCTCTAGCCACAGGGGGGCTGAAAAAGGGTTTCCGGTTCCGATTTTTGGCACTTTTTGAGGTGGTGAGATGGACAGTCTCGAAACGCGGACGATAACTAGTAAAGACCTCGCCTCGATCCTGGGAGTCACTACAAGGCGAATTCGGCAATTGACCCAGGAAGGAGTTTTTCCTCGGGTTGCCAGGGGGAAATACGTCCTGGGCGAAGCCATGCGGGCTTACATTTCACATCTTCAAACGAAAGCTAAAGAGGCTGTGGTGGATCCCAAGGATCTCAAGAAGGAACTCACCAGGTTACGAAGGGCCCAGGCCGACAAGACGGAGCTTGAAGTCAAAGAATATCGCGGAGAACTCCATCGGGCGGAAGACGTGGAAGATGTATGGACGGAGATGCTTTCGAATTTCCGTGCAAGGGCCCTTGCCGTGCCTACGAAGCTTGCTCCCCAGATCCTCGGCATCGAGGACCTGAAAGAAATGCAGAAGGCTTTGAAGGATGCCGTTTACGAAGCACTTCAGGAGTTGAGCGAGTATGACCCGGACCGGATCACTGAGCGAGCTCGTAAGAAGCGCCGTTAAGGTCGTTGCGCCTCCGCCGGATCTGACGGTGTCCCAGTGGGCCGACCGGGAGCGCCGGCTTTCGAGCGAATCGAGCGCAGAACCCGGGCGCTGGAAAACAAGCAGGGCGCCGTACCAGCGGGAGATCATGGACGCCCTGAACGATCCCGCCACCGAAACGATCGTCGTCATGAGCTCCGCCCAAGTGGGAAAGACGGAAATCCTCCTCAACATCATCGGCTACTACATCGACCAGGACCCGGCACCGATTCTGCTTCTGCAGCCGACGCTCGAAATGGCCGAGGCCTTTTCGAAGGACCGCCTGGCTCCCATGCTCCGGGATACGCCGGCGCTTAAGGGCAAGGTCAAGGACCCGCGGAGCAGGGATTCAGGGAACACCCTCCTGCACAAGCAGTTTCCCGGCGGGCATATCACCATGGCCGGCGGGAACTCTCCGGCGTCGTTGGCATCGAGGCCGATTCGGATACTTCTAGCCGACGAGGTTGACAGATATCCCGTTTCGGCGGGATCCGAAGGCGATCCGTTGAGCCTCGCGGAGCGGCGGACGTCCAACTTCTGGAACCGCAAGAAGGTCTACGTCAGCACGCCCGGTGTCCGGGGCATGTCGAGGATAGAGGCGGCTTATGAGAGCTCGACGCAGGAGCAGTGGTGCCTGCCGTGTCCGTCCTGCGGGAAACCGCAGCCTCTGACGTGGGCGCAACTGCATTTCGAGGACCTGACGCTCGAGTGCGTCCATTGTGGTGCACGGCACGGGGAAATCGAGTGGAAGCGTCAGGAAGGACAGTGGGTCGCGAGAAAGGAACACTCCGTTCGGGGATTTCATCTGAACTCCCTGGCGTCTCCATGGAAGACCTGGAGTGAGATCGTCGCGGAGTTCAAAGAGGCGAAACGGATCGGCCCCGAAGGGCTCAAGACGTGGGTGAATACCGTCCTCGGCGAGACATGGGAAGAAGATGGAGACGTAATCGAGGAAGATGTTCTGCGGGCGCGGCAGGACCATTATGGTGCGGAGGTCCCTGATGGGGTCCTCGTGCTTACGGCCGGCGTCGACACGCAGGACGATCGGCTGGAAGTCGAGGTGGTCGGCTGGGGGCTCGGAAAAGAATCCTGGTCGATCGAATACAGGACCATCTACGGAGACCCCGGGCAGAATGCGGTCTGGGAACAGCTGGACGAATTCCTGGGACGTTTCTGGAGCTTTCCGTCGGGGCAGTTGCTCGGGATCTCATGCACATGCATTGACTCGGGAGGGCACTTTACGGACCAGGTCTACAAGTTCTGCAAGGTGCGGGAGCACAGGAGGATCTTTGCGATCAAGGGGAAGGGCGGTCCAGGCAATCCCGTCATCGTCGGAAAACCCACCAGAAACAATCGCCACCGGACAGCTCTTTTCACGCTTGGGGTGGACACCCTGAAGGAACTCTTTTTCTCGCGTCTCAAGGTGGAGGACCCGGGGCCGGGGTATTGCCATTTCCCGAAGGGGCCGGAAAAGGGCCATGACAGGGCCTATTACATGGGGATCACGTCGGAAAAGAAGATGCTCCGCTACAGGAAGGGGCGTCCTTATATCGAATGGGTGAAAAGGGGCTCCGGGACCCGAAACGAGCCTCTGGATTGCCGGATCTATGCGACGGGGGCCCTGGAGATCTTCAATCCCGATCTTGAGAAACTGGCGAAAAGCGGCTCGACGGCACTGCTCTATGCCCAGAAATCTCCGATGACGGCCCAGAGGATGGGCGTCGGGAAACGGAGACGGGTCATCAGCAAGGGTATCGGTTAGGGGTGAAAACATGGCCGAATGGACACTGACTGAAGCACAGCAGCACCTGGACGATTGGCTGGCGGCCGAGCGGGCCCTTGCGACGGGCCAGTCCTACAACATGAACGGCTATTCGCTGACGCGGGCGGACCTTCAGACCGTACGGGACCGGATCAATTTCTGGCGTGCCGAGGTGGCACGGCTTACGACCGGCCGAAAGAGCGGCCCGAAAATCTTCCGCGTCGTTCCGAGGGATCTGTGATGAGCATCGTCGACAGGCTTGTGGGGATCGTCTCCCCGGAGCGTGAGGAAAAGCGCCTTGCCGCCAGGGTCCGTGTGAGCACGATACGGCGGTTCATGAACAAGGGCTACGACCAGCACGGAGCGAGCGTGGCCAAAAAGATCCTTCGTGGGTGGCGGACACAGGCCGGGGACCCGGATGACGACATTGTCAAGAATCTGGCCAAGCTCCGGGAACGTTCGCGGGACCTCTGGATGGGGGAGTCCCTTGCGACGGGGGCCCTGAAGACGATCCGGACGAACGTCGTCGGCCCGGGGCTGGTTCCGAACGCCATGATTCGAAACGACATCCTCGGTCTGACGGAGGACAAAAAGAGCGAATGGGAGCGTCGCGTGGAGGAACTCTGGACCTACTGGGCCGGATCAGCAGAATGCGATATCCGGAGGATGCATACCTTCGGGATGCTGCAGGGCCTTGCCATGCTCTCTGTCCTCATGAACGGTGACGCCTTCGTCTTGCTTCCCATGGTTCCCAGGGACGGGAGCCTTTTTGACCTTCGGGTCCGCCTGCTCGAATCGGACCGGGTCGGCGACCCATCGCCGAAACCGAAGGATGCGGACGTGCTCGGGGGCGTCGAGGTCGACGAAAACGGGTGCCCTCAAGCCTACTGGATTGCGAACCGGCATCCCGCGGGAAGCGGGACGGGACAGATCAAATACGAACGCCTGGAGGCCTTCGGTAAGGATTCGGGCAGACGGAATATCCTGCATCTCATCGATCCGGAACGCATCGAGCAGCGCCGCGGGGTTCCCGTCCTGGCTCCGGTGATCGGGGACTTGAAGCAGCTCAGCAGGTACAAGGAGGCGGAACTCGTCGCGGCTGTAGTAAGCGGGTACTTTACGGTTTTCGTCAAGACGCCTGCACCGGGCGTGGAATCTCTCGGCGAGGCGATCCCACTGGAAGACCAGGTGGATGCCGACGATGCGACCACGATAGAACTCGGCAACGGGTCCGTCGTGGGGCTTGCTCCGGGAGAGGACGTCACCACGGCGAGCCCGAGCCGGCCGAATTCTAATTTCGAGAGCTTCGTGGCCTCGATCTGCCGGCAGGTCGGAGCCGCCCTGGATTTGCCCTATGAGGTCCTGATCAAGCATTTTTCGTCCAGCTATTCGGCCTCGAGGGGAGCGCTTCTGGAGGCCTGGAAGTTTTTCAAGGTCCGGAGGGCATGGCTGGCAGCCATGAAGTGCCAGCCGATTTACGAAGAGTTCGTCACCGAAGCGGTAGCCCGGGGGTATCTCGAAGCCCCGGGCTTTTTTGATGACCCGCTGGTCCGGTGGGCCTACACGAGGGCCGACTGGAACGGGCCGACCCAAGGGCAGCTGGATCCACTGAAGGAGGCCAAGGCCGCGAAGATTCGCGTCGATGAAGGCTTCAGCACACGAACCCGCGAGACTGCCGAGATGACCGGCGGCGACTGGGAGGCCTTCCATGCGCAGCGCGTCAAGGAGGAACGGATGCGCCGGGAGGCGGGATTCGGACCGTCCGAGCCGATGCAGGAAGAGAGGGATGACGATGCCACCGAAGGCGACACCACGACAACGTAAGGAAAGGGACAAAGAGGGCCCCGATCGAACATATACAGCAGGAGGGAGGGAGGAAATGTCGAAACGTTTCTGGAGTTTCAGGGCGCAGGAAAACGGGGTGGCGGAACTGCTGCTTTACGGGGTGATCGACGAGGACGAATCATGGGGTGGCGTCGGGGCAAAGGAGTTTGCAGAAGAACTGAAAAAGCTCGGGGCCATACAGGAGATCCGGGTTCGGATCAACTCGTCGGGCGGATACGTTTTCGCCGGCCAGGCCATCTATTCGACGCTCAAGCGGCATCCGGCGACAGTGACGGTGTACGTGGACGGTCTCGCCGCATCCATCGCGAGCGTCATCGCCATGGCTGGAGACAGGGTCATCATGCCGAAAAACGCGCTCATGATGGTCCATAACCCCTGGGGTCTCGCAATCGGCGACGCCGAGGATTTGCGCAAGGAAGCGGAGGTCCTCGACACCATCACGGAGACGATCATTTCCGCCTACCAGGACAAAACAGGGCTTGAGAGAAACGACATCATCGAGCTTATGGAGGCCGAGACCTGGATGACGGCCCGGGATGCCCTGGATTGGGGGTTCATCGACGAGATCGAAGGGGAAGGGCAGATCGCGGCGTCCGTTCGAGGCTGGGAGCTGGTGGTCAAGTCCGAAACCGGCGAGGCCAGGCTTTCCCTGGAATCGCTCAAGCAGACGGAGGAGATGAAGAAGAAAGTGGCGGCCTTGCCGGCCGCTCAAGCCGAAAGGCCTGAAAGCGGCGAAACGATTGAACCGGAAGGAGGAAAGGAAATGAACCTTGAAGAGCTGGCGGAACAGTATCCCGAACTCCTGGAGGAAATCCGAAACCAGGCCAGAACGGAAGGGGCAAAGCAGGAGCGGGAGCGTATCAGAGCCATCGAGGATCTGGCGGTGAAGGGTTTCGATGAGATCGTGACTAAGGCGAAGTTTGAGGAACCAAAGCAGCCTGAGGACGTGGCCGTTGCGATCATCAAGGCCCAGAAGGAACGGGGCGAAAAGGTGCTCGAAAGCCTGCGCCAGGACGCGAAGGCCCTCGAGGGCGTGGCTCCCGGGGCGACGGAACTCGACGCCGGAAAGGGCGAAGAGGACGAAGTCACGGCCCAGGCCTCGAAGATCGCCTTGGCGTTCAAGCGGCGGTAGGCCGCGAAATGACAGAAAAGGGGTGAACGTGAAATGAGTGAAACTTACACGCCGGCGAATCTGTTTGCCGGAAGTTCCATGCCCATCGTGTCCGGAAAGATGACCCTGGCGTCTGGCCAGAATCTTTCCCTGGGGTCCGTGCTGGGCAAGGTGACGAAGGCCATAGGCTCGGTGGTCGTCACCGGAACAAACAATGGTGACGGCGAGGTTACCGGGGTCGCCCTCGGAGGAAAGGCGAAGATCGGAAGCTATGCGCTGGTTTGTACCGCGGCACCGTCTGAAGCCAGCGCGAACGATGCGGTCTTCGCCGTCTACGCACCCGACGGGTCGCGCCTTGAAGATGCGGTGCAGGGGGTGGCCTACGCGAACGGGCACCTGGAATTCACCATCGGGAATGCGACCGCCTCCGATTTTGCGGTGGGAGACAGCTTTTCCATTCCGGTGGCGGCCGGGTCCGGATACGCAAAGCTCGTCGACAGCGCGAGCGTGGACGGCAGCGCGGATCCCGTGGCGATCCTGGCCGATGACGTGGATGCCACGGAAGAGGACAAGCCCGCTCCGGTCTACCTGACGGGCGAATTCAACGAGGATGCCCTGACCTTCGGAGGCAGCGACGATGCGGATACGCATCGTGACGCCCTTCGGGCTCTCGGGATCTTCCTCAAGACGATTGGATAAGGGGGTGGCATGAATGCCCATCAGTATTTTTGAAACGCGCACCATGCTCAAGGCCCTGGAACAGAGACCGGCGCCGAAGACATTCATCCGGGACATGTTCTTCAGGGACGTGGAATATTCGGACACGTCGAAGGTGGATGTTGATATCCAAAAGGGTACGCGGAAAATGGCGCCCTTCGTCTCGCCCGTTCTGGCCGGGAAGGTCCTGGCGAACCAGGGCTTTACGACCCACACCTTCGAGGCGCCGCTCCTGAAGCCGAAAAAGCAAACCACCGCGGAAGACATCCTGAACCGGCTCCCAGGGGAGGGCCTCTATTCCGGCATGTCCCCCGACGAGCGTGCCGCGGTAAAGCTAGGAAAGGATCTCGCCGAGCTCGACGACGCTATCATCCGACGGGAAGAGTGGATGTGCGCCCAGGCGCTTTTCGCGGGGAAAATTTCCGTGGAGGGCGAGGGCGTCAGCTATGAGATCGATTTCTCCGTTCCCTCGGATTCTCTGATCGGGGACGCGCTCTGGAACGCCGAAACGTCGAACCCGCTGGACACGCTCCGCCTCTTCTTCGGCGAGGTCGTAAAAGGGGCGGGCGTGAATCCCGACGTCTGCATCCTGGCGCCCGATGTGGTGCCCTATTTCCTCAACCACGCCAAGGTGCAGAATCTGCTCGACAAGCGTCTCATCAACACGGGGCAGATCGATCCGAAACAGCTGCCCAACGGGGCAACCTACCTGGGGCACGTCAACGAGCTCGGGCTCGACGTCTACTCATACCTGGAATGGTACGTCGACAACACTGGGACGCAGCAGCCCATGGTTCCGGAGAAGAAGGTCCTGCTCGGGTCCACCAGGGCCCAGACGGTCATGAACTACGGAGCCGTCATCACGAAGGACGAGTCAGGCCAGATGGTGACGTACATGGCGGACCGGGTGCCCCGCAGCTGGGTCGATGATGATCCCGTCGTGAGGTGGGTACAGCTTCAGAGCCGGCCCTTGCCGGTACCGACCCAGGTGGACGCCTTCTACGTGATTGAGGTGATCTCCTGATGATACGGGCCCTGAAACGCCTTAGATCGCTCAGGGCCCTCTACCTGCCCGGAGATCTCGTCTCCGGGCTTTCTCCTGAAGAGGAGAAACGGCTGATCAAAAGAGGGTATGCCGAACTAGTTACTGAAGCCAGGAATGAACCGGAAAAGCATGTCACAAAAGGTCCGGAGCCTGTGGCGGAAAAGGCGGAAGTTGATGCGGAACATGTCGAGCCTGCACCTGAGAAACATGTGACGGAGGCTGAAGAGACTGAAAAGAAACCGTCCGGCAAGCCCAAGACGAAAAAGCCGAGGGAACGGGGGTCCGGGAAGAAGGGTGCCGAATGAACTTCAAAGACCAGGTCCGGGCGGACTTGGAGACCCTCCTGGGTGGGGAGTTCGCCGAAGACGTGGAGATAAACGGCACGATGGTGTCCGCTGTTGTGGCCAGGGACGCGGCGCCGGAGTCTGGAAACGAGATGGCTTCCGAGGGGAGCGCTGCCCGGGCGACGGTTTTTTTGTCGGCTGAAGGCCTCGACAAGCCTCAACGCGGGGACGTCGTCAAGGATTCCGAAGGCGTGATCTGGAAGGTCGTCCAGGTGCAGCCTTTGCCCGGGGCTTATAGTCTCGTCTGCGTCTCCGAGGAAAACCCCTGGGGGTGATGTAGTGAAGACCACCGTTGAAGTGATCGACGAGGCGAGCCCGTGGCTCGAATGGGCTGCGGAAGCCTTTCCGAATTTCACCAGGTCGGCCCTGAAAAGCACCGGCTGGTGGCTCTCGCAGGAGATCAAAAAAGGCATCCGGTCCGGAGCCCCGGGAGGGAAGCGATACCCGAAACGAATGGAAGCCAAAAGGCGGCGGCCGCTGGAAGCGAAGTTCGGCG